ATGATAAAAATGATAACATTAGAATGTCCAAAATGTGGTGCTGCACTTAACGCTTGCGGAAAAGAAATCTTTTTCTGTGGTCATTGTGGTGCAAAGATAATGTTGCATAACGAAAATGAGCAAGTTTATCACATTATAAAAGAAAATAAAAATACACTAAAAACATTGTTTTGTCAATCACAAATTTAAAAAACTTTTTGCATGGTGCTGAAAACCGCATAAAACCGTGGTTTCTTGGACTTTTAAAAAAGGAACTGCATAGTTGATTGATGTTTGCCTGTCATTTGCCTGCGATTTGCCTGTGATGCAACTATGCAAAAAATCTTGAAAACCGCATAAATACGTGGGTTCTAGCCTGCGATTTGCCTGCGATTGTGGTTGTCACGTTGCTTGTTATACATTATAAAAGGAGGGATGTTACATGGCATTAATAACTTGTACTGAATGTGGGAAAGAGTTCTCTGAAAAAGCTTCTGCTTGCCCAAATTGTGGATGCCCAACAGAGGAAATATTAAAAGAATTAGCTACTGTTTCTACTGATGATAATGAAGTTCCGCAGTATGAAATTGATGAAAAAACGATTGAGATTGCTATAGAAAAAGGTATTGTTAATGAACCTAGTGATTTAATTATCACAGCAGGTAAATATACAGATAGTGGTTTTCTTTCTACACTAACACATATACTTTATGTAGCAAAAGACAGCTTCTATTTATGCCGTTTTGATAAGGCAGAAGAGAATCCAAAAGAAGATATTATTGTCAAACTGGATTATACAAATGATGCTATTAATCAGTTAACTTATGATTATGAAATGCGTAAATTTAACGGTAATTTTGGTTTTAATGCAAGCAAAATCAAAGCGGATAAAGACAGGTCTAGGGATGCTTACTATGAGATTTTGAAAAAGGTAGACAGCAAAAAAGCCGAAGATTTTTATAAGATTTTTTATCTGGATGCACCATACTGTCCTAAGTGTCACAGCTTGAATATAGGATATGAGTTTGTGCAGGACTCAGCTAAAACAAAGGGAAAATCTGAGGTCCGTAAAAAGAGTGTTGTGACTCGTGCAGGTAACAGTCTGGGACGTGCAGGTATGATTGCTGCTACTGGCGGTCTGTGGGCATTAACACCTAAAAAGTCTAAATACAAAGAAAAGAAATCATCCAAGACAGATATTAACAGTAAACAAATGGCAATTTGCAAAGACTGCGGTAAATCTTGGGAAGTTAAATAACAATAAAAAAGGACCGTACCACGCCAAAATAGGTACAGTCCTAAGCACTATCTAATATAAATACAAGGTAGTTATCATACAAGATAGTACAGCCAAACACCTATATTGTATCATGACTACATCAGTTATGCAAGAACGCAAAAAGAGCCACCGTTAGAAGACTAAAAAGAACGGTAGCCCTTTTCCATAACATCGTAAAATTTTAATATAGAAAATTCCATATCTATTGTAACACATTCATATTATTTTGCAATGTTATAAAAACTACTCTTGCATGGCTGTTATTTTTGTACCCATTTTGTGATTTTGATTATTAGAAAAAGGAGTGATACAATGGCAACAGCTAAATTTAAAAAAGGTAAAGATGGTTACTATTCTACCAACGTGTGGGATGGCACATACAAGGATAACGGTAAAAAGAAATATAAACACCTGCGGTCCAAGAAAAGCTCAAAGGATTTAGAAAGAATCGTAAAGGAGTTTGAGCAACTAAGGGACCAACGGCAGGCAATGATTGATAGTGACATACTATTTATTGATTATGCTAGGCAATGGAAAGTCTTATATAAAGAATCTAACAGAGCTAACAACACAAATAAAATGTACGACAATGTAATTAACGTCCATTTTGACAGTATTAAATACGTTAAGCTACAAGATGTACAGCGAAGCCACTTACAATTGATTCTGAACGGTGCTAAAGGCAAACCACGGACACAACAACAAATAGTTATGACATTTAAGCAGGTCTTGCACTCTGCTGTCTGTGATCGCATTTATTCCGCACAATCATTTGCAGATATATTTGACAACTTTGAATCTATAAATTACAAAGCGAAAGAAAAACGTCCTTTGACACCAGACGAACAGAGAGCCGTTTTTAAGGCAGATTTTAATTTAATGGATAAAATATATGTCTATATCATTTACGGCTGTGGATTGCGGTGTGGAGAAGCCTTAGCACTAACAGAATCAGACTTTGACCTAGAAGCACATACAGTATCTATCGACAAATCACACGACATATCAGACAACATACCAAAGAAAAAATCTGTAAAGAATATAAAGAATGGAAAAAGAGTTTTGCCAATACCAGATAATGTATTTGATACAATCTCACGATATGTAAAGAAGCTTAGAACCGATGATAAGAAATATTTATTCATCAATCGTAATTATAAGCCAATGACAAAATCTGGTTTTCGCAGGATGTGGGGTAGAATCATAAAAGCAATGCAGGTGGTCAGCGAAAGTCCTATTGAGGATTTAACAAGCCACATCTTCCGCCACAACTACTGCACAAACTTATGCTACCAGTTCCCTAAGATTAGCATAAAGATGATTGCAAGGCTTGTAGGAGATTCTGAAAAGGTCGTTCTGGAAGTATATAATCACTTAATGTTAGAAAAAGAAGATAGCATATCCGCTGTAAATGATGCTTTAAATTTGGAACAAAAAGTGGAACAACCTATGGAACGAAAAATGGAACAACTAAATGAAATGGTATCTTAGATTTCTGGAATACGGATGGAACATGGAACACGGGTGGAACAAATACTTCCCTAAACTTTAGATACTTTCTATTACTTTTAAGGGTATGATTTTTAGACAGGTCATACCCTTAAAAACCGCATAAATACAAGAAAAGCACGGTATTTAGCCATTTGGCAACCGTGCTTTTTAAAGTGAGCGTGCGGGGATTCGAACCCCGGACAACTTGATTAAAAGTCAAGGGGTCAAAATGCTCTCAAACCGCATAAACTCAATTGTCTTTAATTTTGGTTGGAACGAAAATGGAACATTTCGTAACCAACGTTGATTATAATATCACATCATTTTCGACATTGCAAGCATTATTTTTAAATTTTTATGTAAGTTGCTGAACAATACCCTGTCTTACCGTTGATAGGGTATTTAACTTTATGCCACTTGCTACCTTTTTTAAGAATCCGTACCGTTGAGCCTTTAGGCATTGTGCAAACAATCTTAGATTTTGTACTAGCACTCTTTCTAAGGATAAGCGGGTCACTTTTTGTAACGACTTTTCCATATACTCCTGCTTTCTTTGTTTTTTTCGCTGTGGTGCCTGCAATGTCTGATTTAAATTTGTTCCATCCCTTGTTATTCTTTCCAATCCATGGGTCTGGACAGTCCTTGCCGTTAACATCCCAGTGTCGGATAACGTGATCTGCATCAATGTTATACTTTTTCATGTAGTATGTAACTAGCCACACTAAATCCTTGTACACATCTGCCGGTACACCACCTACGCAATTGCACATTTCAATGCTTAAGCTGTTTGCATTTGTAGCAACCTTGTATTTGCTACCTGCACCATTTTTTAAAGTATAACATCCACCTACTGCCCATGCTACTCTCTTAAGAGATACAGATTTATATACAACTCCACTACCATCAATAAAACAATGAGCAGAAGCGTGTCTGTTTGGTCCTTGAAAATATTTGCAGTTATTTAAGGCTGTATCTCCTTTGTTCCCTGTAAAATGCACAACGATATATTTAATATCACTTAGCTTTCTAGTTCCGCCGTAATTAGAACTATGAGCAAATTTGTTGATAAATTTCATTTTATTCCACCTCTTTGTGTGTATTTTCTGTTAAGTCAACAGGTCCTTGATAATCTGGGTCTACTGCCTGTCCTAATTCTTCATAAGACATTGCGTTGACACTATCCCCGATTCCCTTTGTTGTTGGGTCCACCAATACCCCGACAGCCACTAAGATATTAAGGATGATACCTACAAGCTGTGATACTTCATCCTGTGCGATTGGTGCTGTGATACCTAAGATTCCTAGAATCTGATAGATAAATGCAATTAAGGCAGAAGCCAATGCTACTAATGTTGCTTTATTCTTGAAACGTAATTTAAGATTCATGATTTCTCCTTTCATTTTGTGGAAATATATGTTAATATGTATTTGAAGATTTTTCATACTTAATCTTCAATTTTATACTTTCCCCCTACAGTTTGTAGGGGGTTTTTTTTATACTTGATAAAACTTCTTTTGGTTAACTAAAGGTATTTTTAGTTAATTACACTCAGCACTCATTATATTGTTTTAGGTAATCGTAAATTCCTTTTCCCATTCCATTAGCAATCACATTTGCTAACAAAAAATATCCCATCTCTGACAAATGTGTAATATCATATTCATGTATTTTTCCATCAACAACAGTATATTTAAAAGGTGCGATATCTGCATTAACTACTGCAATTTCTTTTTCTTTCCCAATATCATAAATTTTATCAACAGTATCTTGCTTAGAATAGCCATTCACAGTAAAAGGAGTTATAAGAAAAATTTTCACATCATTATTATCGCTTATAAACTTTTCAATTATTTGTTTGTAAGCACTTATCTGTTCATCTGTTGTTAATCCACCATTAGTTCCTAAAAACAGTAATATAAAACCGTATTCTGCGTAATTATTTGATTTTACGCGTTCGTACATTTGCGAAGCTGTCCATCCTGGATGCCCATCTACGTCTATTGTAAGACTTGTTATCTTTCCAAGCCAATAAGGATAGTTTTTTGTAGTGTTAATTGCTCCGCTACTAGCACCATTTACAACTCCGTATGTTAAGCTATCTCCAATACATAATCCTTTTTTACCTTCGAACACTTTTAATAAATATCTATAATCTTCTTTAGTGTTTAGTATGTCTAATAAAGCCGATTTTAATTTTTCTGAGTATAATATTTTTTTGACACTATACGCTTTGTTTGATCGACAACTTAAAACGATATATATATCCTGATCGGCAGTATATTTGTACATCATTTCATCGTTACTTGTACCGACTGTTATAATATTTATAACTTTTCCAAAATCAGGAGTTGATTCTGACATAATCGCATGATTCGCTGATCCAGATGCCTTAAACACAATAGTGTCGCCAGCCTCCAATTTTAAATTAATGCAAGCAGAATTTGTATCACTTTTTATCTCACCATTTTTGTACACCATTTTACCGTCAATAATCTCATATTCTTGTTTTGTTTCTAATATTTCTTGAATATTATTAATTTTAGATTCATTTTCTTTTACTTGCGGTATTTCTAAATCGTCATTAAAAGAAATATCTTTTTGTGTTGTCCCTGGTATTGAAAAAATACCAGTTGCTTCACTACTTAATTCAGCCCAAATATGGAATTTACAATTTTCAAAATTCTGACCATTTGTTAAAGAAATTTTGCTCCTATTTTGTCCATTAATAGTTATATCTTTAACAGTTGTTGTATTTTTTGTAAATTGTGCATAAGCATTTGATTGATACTTATATAATATGTTCTGATTGAAATCGCCTTCTAATAATTCGTAATAAAATTTATAAATGCCGTCTGATAAATTTTCCGCAAGTGGAATTGTAAATTCTGTTGTGGCTGATGCCGTACCATTTAAAGATAGAACATTGTCTTGATAAGACATAGTAATACCATTCTTCTCTTGTTCTTCTACATTTGTAAAATTTAGTTTGTTTGTTGATTTTGTTTCTGTTATTTTAACGACATTCCCTAAAGATTCCTTTAGTGAACCAATCCGCTGTCCAACTACAGCCGAATCCGCAGGCTTATCTGATTGTGTAAGTGTTTTATCTGTGTTTACCGCAGCCGAATTATAAGTACCACCAGAAGTCCATGCAGACCCATTCCAGTAATACCAATTTCCACTTGTGTAACCAGGCTCACTACCTTGATAGACATAGACTCTTGTTTTGTCTGTCATACCTGCGACAGTAGTTGCAATATAAGGTGCTCCAATCTGCCCCATAATCGCAGACCATGGAACTTTCTTTAAATCATCTTTTCCAACCAGACAATACATATCTTCTGTCGGATTAGACAATAGCGGTAAATCATTTATCTTTGCCATTCTTTTCTACCTCTTTTCTACATCTTTTACTTCTACACCAGATTTTTCCAAAAATTCTTTCAGTGCTTTCTTGTCTTTAAACTCAATTTCTTTTTCAGTAGGTTCTTTATCTATCATCATTCCTGCTTCCTGTGTTGAAATCTCAGATATTTGTGTATCATTCAACACTACTTCTTCTAGTTTGATGATTGTATATCCTTGTTTTGAATACAGTTCTGCCATATCTGGTTGGATATAAAACTGCATATTATCTTTTCTCGCTAAATAATAGAACTATGGAATATTGACATATGATGCAGGAACAATCACATTTGCTATTACGACACCGTAAGATGTTGTTTCTTTACAACGTACGTACACTTTATTGTTATTAATAGTTATGTATCCAGTATTTCCACATGGGGACCAAGAACTATCAAGAATTTCACACGGTGTAAAAACTTCCCTGTTAAATGTAATATTATCGGGCAATGTTAATAAAGTTTGAGATATATTCCCGCCTGTCAAACTTTTGCCATACCACATATAAATCATTGCTAGTTGACTATTTATTTTAATGGCAAATCCATCAATTCCATAATCTTTGTACTGTAAACTGGAAAAATCACTATTTAACGTAGAAATATCTGACTGTATTTTACTTATTCCTAATTTAGTTTTAATCAGTGACACAATCGTTGACCACTTAACCTTACTGGCGGTGCTTCCACCAGTAAGCATGTAATCATCATCAGATATAGACGTTTTCTCTGTTAAATCTGAAATATGTATTAGAGGTATATTGATTGCCATAACATCACTCCTTAATTCAACTTGTTTTCTCTGACGTAGCTTCTGATAGCATCAATGTGCTTTTTAAGTTCTTTATCTACTACCCAGAAATTTTCTTTTTTATTCTGTGACAATGGTTCTCCTGTGTTATCGTCAATCTCATTGTATGTGTATGATACCCTGTCTCCACCGTCAATATTTAATACCATAAAGCTACTCAACTGTTTCATTTAACATTTCCTCCTGTTCTTTAATCAAATCGTTGATTTCTTCCATATATTCTTTCTCGTAGTCAATCACTTCTTCTTTTTCTGAGTTATCGAATTTTTCAAGTCGTTCAAATTCGTAATCTCTCTGAATTGCTTTGATTTCCCACGAAAATTTAAGGTTTTCAGTGCCTCGAACGACAAAGTAACTATCGGTCTTTTCTTCTACCCATAAATCGCCTTGCCCCTCTTTCTGCAAGAATACTTGGTACTCAACACCTGTGTTTACTGTTTCTGCAAATATATCGTCAATGTCTATGTAACATTTTCCTGTTTCATCAGTTTGTGCTGTTCCGATGTCTCCAAAATATGGAGTTGCTGTCTCGTAGCAATACTGCTTTCTTGTATCGTAATTTTCTGTGTCTATAATTCTATTTTTTGAACCTGTGACATTGAAATCTCCATCAATACTCGTATATCCTGCAATACCAAGGGTACCAACAAGAGTTGTGTCCCCAGTCATATTAATTTTATCCGCATTCATTTCAACTAACGAGCCACTATTATAATTTTCCGCCTGAAAAAGTGGCCCCTCTTTCGACCATCCTGTTGGTTCACAATAAATTCCTTTTGATTCATTTATTTCTACTCTGTTACCAAAAATAATGGTGCTTGCGCTTTTATCATCATCTTTTGCAATTAATGTTCCCGGTGAAATAAGCACGCATTTCCCGGAACCATCTTTATTTTCAGAAATATACATTCCATCACTAAATACTTTTCTTCCTAAACACGTGTACGACGCCGGCTTTTCATCAGCCGAAATTCCAAGTGAATAATTCTGTACTAAAACCCCTTCTTTGTCTATCGTCACAACTTCTTTGTCGAAATAATTATAAACGTGTAATTCCCCGTCTCCATATGTATCAGCTTTTCCACCAAGATTTAATGTTCCACCTCTAGCATAAGTAAAGTTGATATACAACTTACCGTCAGAGCCACGATAAATACCTTGCCATGCTCCGTCATTAGTCAGCAGATTAAATATATCTTCGTGTGTCAGTGCATCAACGTCTATTGCAACTGGGATTGTCTCAATGTCAAGAATCTGTGTGAATCCACCTGCTGCATACATCGTACATCTAAGTGCTGTAAGATTTCGTGAAATTGCGATTCCGTTAGTTTCATCAGCACTAATTCCATTTGAGCCTGTTGCTAATGCAGAGTACAATGCATGAGTAATATCAGTTTCATCTTCTGTCGATGTGTATACAGTGTTGTACGTCTCATTGTCTGCTGTCTCTTCAATCTTAAATCGGCACTTATAAGCTGTACGTGCTGTTTCTGTTCCGTCACGATAATAACCAGACAATGTAATGAAGTTTGGAACTATTGTACTGTCCGCTGACATTTTTACAATACTAGATGATGTTTCCATAAAGTATGTACGACCTGCTTTTCCCTCGATTTTCGCCCAAGTATACGCATTAACATCGAGGGGTGCTTCTACGTTGCTATCTACGCAAGTTCCTATCCATGAGCCTACTGTTGCATCCGCAAACGTCTTACCACCATCGTTGCTATACTTAATGTGTAGGTAAGTACCGTCTCCTTGTGCACCTGGTGCACCACTTTTAACCTTTGCAACATCAAAACGCTTTGTAACTGTATATGTATCAAGGTAATTTGCTGTAATATCAATCCACCCTGTATCTGCAGTCAATGCTGTTACAGTGTAAGTATGAGTTGTATTATCCCAAGAGCCTACAATTCCACTAGATTTCTGAATACTATAACTACAATCGTTAGATATATCTGTATGCCCCCACAACACTTGTGCTGTCGTGTGACATTCTGGAAACGTTGTGTACTCTCCTTTGTAATCTGTTGTGATTGCTTGATAGTCCTTGTCAAGATTTATAATCATAGCACGAGACTTTTTCGCTTCATTGATTGCATCATTAATCGCTTCTGTTGCAGTCTTTCCACCTATTGTGACGTTATCTCCAGAAATCCTTACAGTACCAGTTTCTATGTCTGCAAAAAAGATAATATTTCCAGATTTATCCTTGACTGTCAATGCACCAGTATTAATATAATCTGCATTGATTCCCTCTACATAAAGCAATCTTGTTATCATTTCGCCTGTGATTGTAAAACCATATGGATAATTTTTACCGCCATCCGTGGAAAAACCAATTGCTTCGGCTGTTAGTTTGATAACATTCTGTGATTCTGCGATTGTTGGTTTATCGTGCAAATAGTAAATAGTAGAGCCGTCTGGTTGTTTTTCTGCTGTAGAATACATGCCAGAGCTGTTTTTTAATGTATCATTTAACTTTTTAACTGCAATTTCACGATTTGTCTTTTCACGTTCAACTAATTCTTTCCCTTGAATCAGTGCTTTTTGTTCACTTGACGTGTAATTGCTTTGATTTCTCATTGGAGATTCTGCACTATTTTTAAGTGTTGTATATCCAAAGAATACAAAGTTTACATCTGTTAATACAGAATAGAAGCTTTTACCTCGCCAGTCTGTAATCTTTATCTTGTCTCCAAACTCTGCAATTGGATAAGAAATATAATCCATCGTAAATCCACGAAACGTTACATCCTTGAATCTTTCATAAATCCAAGAAACTAATGTTTCTTCATGACCTGCAACTAACGGATTCTCTATTTCTAAAACGTAGCCATCTGAACCGTATTTGACTAATTCTTCCACATCTTCTTCATTTTCGTTACCATCTTCATCGGTTGTTGTCTTAGTGACACTCTTTGTCATTTGCACGCCTGTTACCTGCACATCGTTTGTATCATTCGTCAGAGTGTTGTAATCGGTCAAAGTATGAACATTGCCGCTGTCATAGTTAAAATCATAGGTCATTATCTGTAAATGTCCTGTACGGTCAATTCTTGCGTTTCCGCAGGCAATCATAGCGATAAAACCTATAATCTGTCGGTGTGTATACTCACTAGATGGCATGGTTGGTATCTGGAAGTCATTATGTAAAAAGTTACTATTTCCAATCAAGATACCGCAGGTATCACAACTATCAATTAGCACACTCTTTGCTGTCGCAGGGAATGTCAATGTTGTGCTGTATGTCTTATCTGCTTTATACATATCATCGTAGCCGACAATCGTTACAACACTTCCGTAGGTTTCTGGTTGAGTGACGGTAAATGTACCGTATTCAATTTTTTCTATCGTTGATGATAATTCAAACGTCAGATATAGTCTGATTTTTGCTCCAAAGAAATCATAATCAGATAAGTGATCATCGTCGTTCATGATTTCTAACTGTACATTTCTGCTAAGGGCAACTCCTAAAGGAATAGAGTTTGCCCCTGCCGAATCAACAAGACTATTGTTATCTATTGAAAAATCATCTTCTCCTAATGGCAGTACAGTTCCATTCGCAAGCGTTACTTCTGCATTGCATTTAAAATCTTGTCGTTCTGTCATTAGCTGTTTAAATTCATCACTTACATTTATCATATCGGGTTAACCCCCTGCATATTGAAAGATATACTTGATACTTTTTCATGGTTATTTTTAAGTGTTTTTATCTTAATGTCCGATACCTGTCCGACATAAAACTTTGCTGTTCTCCACTCTCCGTAAAATACAGAAAAATAATGTAAATCAAAAGATTTACCACGTGCCACCATTTCTAATATTTCCGTAACCTTAGACATTGGCACATCCGATGCACTGTATGTAAATCGCTCTACTGTGAACATCGGGGTAAACTTTCCTTTACCAGACTGTGCCCTTGTGCTACCTTGCGTATAGGTAGTTTCAAATGCTACAGCTGTGTCTGAATCTGGTTGCCAGACTTTTTTATTATTGATTTTTATATAATCCTGTGCCATTTTTTACTCCTTTCTACGCAAGGCTGAATGGATTTCTACCATTACTCATTTGTCTTAGTTTTGCTTCTTCGATAAATTCATCAAACAACGTCCTGCGGTTAATCTGTGCTGTGAAGTGATAATCTCCACCGTTGTTACCGCTGTTGTCTGATTCTAAGGACTTCGTAACAGATAATAGCTGTTCAAGTAAATTAAGTACGTCATTATTGTTACTGTTTGTGCTGTTCTGCTTTTGTGCGATCACTGCGGATGCTTTCGCAGGTATTATCTTACCTGTAGCAATCTCTGGTGTTCTGAACGGTACATTTGCCAACTGTTCAGACTGATTCATAAGGGTTTTGAGTGTATCTGGAAAAGCTTTTTCCAAACCTACTGTAATACCGGCAGGAATCATCTTACCTATCGTATCTCTCATAAGTCTTGATGGAGAATGGATTCCAAAGAAATCTTTCACACCCTCCCACGCCTTTTGTGCAAGACCTGTCATTTTATCAACCAAAATCCATGCAAAATCTCCAACACCTTTTGCAATACCTTTTACTACATTCATTCCAACGCTGCCCCAATCGACATTTTTAAATGTAGTTTTCATATCCCTTATCGCAGATGTAGCTTTTTTTGATAATTCTTTAGGAAGATTTTTAACCGCTTCTATGATATTGGTCAATATTTTCCCTGCCGTTGTTTTTAATCCGGATAATTTTCCAGTAATTCCGTTCCCCATCTCCTTAAGTCCATTCTCTCCAAGTCCTTTAAGTTTAGATGGCAAATTCTTTATCGCATTAAGCAACCCATTATATGTATTTGTCATAGCTTCAACTGCTGTACTTTTTGCAGCTACAATACCGTTTTTAATACCTGTAATTAAACTTTTACCAAGTGATAACCAGTTATACGCTGTAAATACATTAACCATAGCTACTATAATTTGTGGAATACTCGCAATAAGAGTAGGGATTGCTTGAATCAATCCTTTAATCAATATCCCAATAAGTTGTATGCCTGCCATCAATATTTTAGGTGCATTGTCATTGATTGTATTTGCAATATTGCTAACAATCTGTGGAACATTTTTGATTATGTCTGGAAGTGAATTAGCAATACCTTTTGCAAGATTCAACATAAGATTTAGACCAGAATCTACTAATTTTCCTGCATTGCTTCTTAAGTTTGCAGTAAAACTCGTCAATGCTGATAATCCCTTACTAATAAACTGCTGTGTCCCATTTGTAATACCTTTTGCCAAGTTATCCATAAAAGACACACCGAGTTGTGTTAATGCCGTAATGGCTTTCCCTGCAACAGATATTGCATTGACAAATATTCCGACCCAATCAATGGATGTTAATAATGTTGCTAATTTTGTGCCAAGCTGTGACCAGTTTGTTGTAGTAAGTGCATTATCTAATGTTGTTAATATTCCTAATGCTAATCCAGATAAGCTTGTACCAATAGACTTAACATCTATCTGGTTGATTGCACCATTCAAAAATCCACCTATTGACGTTCCTATTTTTGCCCAGTTAAGAGTATTTACAGCTCCCTCTAACATTTGAAACGGAACATTTATTTTATTCGCAAACAACTGCCCTACATTATTCCAATTTACTTCGTTGAATAAACCGTTGATACCTGTTGCAATTTTTGAACCAAGATTTTTCCAATTGATTCCCTCTATCAACAGATTCAGTGTGTTGACAATTGTATTAATACCTGCACCCACAGTACGTCCCATTAAATCCCAGTCTATGTGATCAACAAGACTATTGAATGTCCGTGTAAATGCGTTCACAAAATATGTAATCTTCGGGCCTACATTATCCCAATTGATGGCATTATAGATTTTTTGCAATCCTTTGTTGATACCCGATGCAATATAAGCTCCAAGTCCCTCCCAGTCCTCTTTTTTTATGAGGCCCTTAATCTTCTTAGCAATATCTGCGATGGAAGATTCAATAGGGACTTTCTCAAACATATCTCCAATGGATGGACCAGTGTAACCACCGCCACCACCTCCACCGCCTGCGGATGGGGTAGAAGAACTAGGGGTATCATTATCTTTTTCTTTTTGATACTGTCGGATTTCATCCAGTCCAGAAAGATATGTCTGTATCTCTTTATTTGCTTTTTTCGTGGCATTTGCGTTATTCTTTGTGGCTTTTGCCGCCTTATTAGCGCCACTGGATGTTTTATTCAATGATGCCGCATAATCTTCTTGTACGGCTTTCGCTCTTGTAAAAGATTTCTGTCCTGTCAGTGCAGCTATAAACATTCCTACATACGTGATCGCTTTCGATAACATATTCATGAATGCCGTTAATATAGGTGCAACTACGGACAAAATCGGTGCAAATGCTGTTGCCAAACTGTTTTGTAACTGGGTTAATGCTGACATCATGGAAGATATCGAAGCATTAGTAGCTGACGAATACTGTGCAAGGTTATTGATACCTGTCATGATTCCGCTGTTAACTTTAGAAATCATTCCAAAAACGGTAGAATATAATATACTCATACCGACCATTCGACCAATAGAAAAGCTTGCATTATTAGCACTGTTTGTTGTGCTTGTGAAGTTCTGTGCCAGTCCACCAAGACGTTTTCCAAGTCCAGATACGACTCCGCCCATCTTACTAAAGATAGATGAAATACCGCCTGTCTTTGTCTTAGCACTGTCCACAGACTGACTGACATTCTTAAATGATGAACCAAGCCTACTATTTGTGTTAACAAGTCCTTTTTCTTTTGCATCTGTCTGTGTTATTTCTTTGTTTAAGGCATCCAAAGCTTTTTGACTTGCACTAGATGCCGTGGCAGAATATGCCCCAGTCATAGGGGCTGTCTTGATCGCAGGTGTTTGTACTGTTCCACCACCGCTTTCTAACTGACGTTTCTTAGCAAGTAATGAATCATACTGCCTACCTAACTTCTCTGCCGCACTCTCCAATGCCATAAAGGCAGGAGAACTTGTAACACTTTGATTTCTTGCGAACAACTCTTGCTGAGTCTGTGCCACTTGATTAAACTGTGCTTCTACCTGCTGTAGTGTCTGTTCAAGAATCTGATAAGCTGTAGTGTTGATAGGGCTGTCACTTATCTTTTGTTGTGCCTGTACTGTCTGCTCCAAGCTGTTATTTAACAGTTCTACCTTTGTTTCTGTGCCTGTGATATCTGCATTAAGTTTAGCTAATGCGTTAGCACTTTTCTCACTTGCCAGACCTGTTCCACCTGTCAGCTTTCCAGTCTTAGGCAGTCCAGTGTTTCCTGCTGTAGATGTTTCCAACTGCTTCTTTTTTGCAATCAACTGTTCATATTGCTGATCTAATTTAGAAGCGGCACTCTCCATTGCTTGAAACGCAGGAGAAGATGTTGCACTCTGATTTCTGTTGAATACATCCATCTGTGCTTTTTCTAACTCTGCAAGCTTCTGTCCTGTTGTTTCTATTGCTTTATCTAACGTATCAAGCGCAGTCGTCTTAATGTCTATGTTATCAAGTTTATTTTCTGCCTGTGCGGTCTTTTCCAGTTCCTCAGCCACGGTCTTTGCTTTTTCTTCGACAACGTCCATGCCTTTTGTATCTGGTGCTTTTATACCGCCACTCATGGCTTTTTCCATTGATTTTCCAATGGTTTTTACTTGATTGGATAAACGTTTTAAAAGGGATGCGATTTCTTTCACACTTGCTTTTGCTTCGGTTGTATCAATTTCTGTTTTGATATAAATACTTCCATCCGCTTTTTGTGTAGCCATTTAATCACACCCCTTTCTGTCCATTAAGAAGTGCATTAAGACGTTCTCTTTCTGCTAATTCTTCTTCGGTGTATTTAACATCTAAGTCAATCAAATTTTTGTTTTCTTTATAGAAATCACGTTCCCAATCATCAAGTTTCTTTCCTTTCGCATTTTTTATACGAATATTAAGAATCTGTGAGAAAAGGGATTCTCCAATTTCCATATAAGCACCTAAAAAAGTCCACCAATGTAAATACTGCATAGCTCGTATTTCTTTTCCAAGTACACGGTTAACAGATGGGATGATAACTGGTGCATCATGTTCCCAATCCATCACATGAGGTTGTTTCTTCCCATCATCTTTAATACCCATGTCAATAAATTCGATGGCTTTTTCAATAGCTTCTTCATAGTCTTGTGGTGGCATATTTCCAAAATCAACGTATAAAATGGTAAGGCAAACAATCCACTTTTCATCGTTCTCAAAGTCTGGGTCATTAAATGTTTTTAAAATGTCCAGAACTGCACGAAAATCTGTGCGTATTTCATAATCTATGCCACCAACTACTATGGATGTAGGAAGTTCCCAAACTTCCATTATTTGTTATATTTAGACGTTGCCCTTTTAATTTTCGCCTGTTTCTTCTTAATTCTCTGGTCTGTTACCTGCTCAATAATATCTGCGATCTCCACGATGATGTTCTCGATGAAGAAATCTCCGCTTTCTGTAAGAGTTAGCGGATTGCAAATAGCAAATACAGACTTAGAAGCTTTAGAGTTAAGCAAGTAATCAATCTGCCCCTCTAATTTGTCAGACAGTTCTAAGATATCCTGCTCTGTAGCATCCTCTGGAAGTTCCATCTTTTCCAAATTAGCAACAACTTCTTCGTATCTTCTTACGATATTTAAATCAACTGGGTTGAATGGGAATCTTCCGATTTCCTCATCATCTTCATTTGTTAAAATTACATTTAATGCCCCAGTTTTGACTTTTCGTCTAAGTTCTTCCATATCCTGCACTCCTTGTTATGATAAAACTGCTTTGCTGTTGTCTTTTAAGTCCTGTGTAGCACTTTCTGAAAATGTTCCGGATGTTACGTTGTAAGTACCTTTTCTGCGGTTTCCTGCGTAGTTAACTGTAAATGGAATCTGGTAACCACTTGTGTCTCCACCGTAGGATGTTGGAACAATATAACAATCTTCTGCGTATGCTTCATAAGCTCCGCTTGATGCTTCTTTCCATAGGTGTACTTCTACTGCGGTAGTTTTCAGATTATCGTCTTTGTAACGATTATCAATGATCTCCTGCAACTTCTGGCTTAATGTGCTGTCAGCTTCTGCATAATAAGGGTCGGCTTCTGAAGAAACCTCATATCCGTTGTGTTTGAATGTAGATTCTCCGATAATATTTTTACTTGTTTCTGTATCTGGATTAAGTTCGACATTGTACTCTTCTAAGTCTTTTCCAAGACGTTCATAGGATGGTGTTTTACCACCGCACAAAGAGCCTGCATCTAAGAAATGAGCCATATACTTACGGTCAATTTTACCTGTTGTAACTGCCATTATGATTCTCCTTTATCTTTTCAAGGTCAGTGATCTACATCCTGTCGTAGACCAGTTAATAGTTAATTTATTTATCTATCAAAGTCGTTTTGATATCGGGCAGAAATATTGATAGCCCAATTCTCAGACTTGTTTTCGTTTATACTGTCCAAATATGCAGGTGTTTGTCTGTCAATCGTCAAAAACTTTCGATTGCCTGTCAGCACTGGATATTCTTCTAGTTTATATGTGTTGTTTTTAATTGTGATTGTTTGCTTTTCCAACCATTTACCAAGGTTATCCAACCACTCTTTCGTGTCTGCCTTACGTTTTGCATTAGCACCGCTTATACGGTAGATCACACAAAATGGATACAGACAAACCTGTGTGACGTGACCAGTGATACTCTCTTTTTCTGATTCAATCACTGCACCGCTTACTGGGAACATTGCTTTTCCGCTTGCATCATCTAATGTAGAAAATGCAATTTCGTCTCCCTCTCTTAGTTCTGGGAATTGATTTACCAGTTCTTGCAATGCTGTTGTGATCACGTCAAAACCATCAATGTCGTACTTGACTGGTTTCTTTTCTTCTGCCATCAACTTCCTCCTGCCTGCTTCTTAACATGAGTAACCCATGCTTTACCGTGATTCTTCTTTGCTGTTTCAAACCAATATGGAGTAGCCTTAGGATTTGAATATGATAAGTCTTCTTTTGCATTTGTAGTTCCTGCGAACTCAGATACCAAGACTTTCTTAGCACCTTTTCTTGCCCACGGAGAACCAGTTAATTCATCGACCATGCCTTTTCCTTTGTACAAGAATCGTCCCATAGGTCCTGCACCTGCACAAACAAGTCCTGTTCCTGCTAAAGAAGCACTTCTCGCCCTTGTAGTATTGATAAATGTACCTGTTTCGTGTGGCATATATGGGACCATATCAGTCATAACTTGACTATCTAACCAATATTGAGCACTTTGTATTTGTTCATCGAATCTCGCCAGACTGATATTAGCTTTCATGTTTTGTGTATTCACATTAACATTTCCTAATTTCTTCTTAGCCATATATAACCACCTACTTAGCCATTACCTCAAAGTGCGGGATTATGTCGTAAAAGGCACTTCCAGTTATTGCAAAGACATAATCATACTTAAGTTTCATTTCTTCATAGAATCCGTCAATATAATCATCCTCTGCAATCGGTTCTTCATTCTTCCATTCGCCAACGATAAAGAAATCAAAACCGTTTGCCTTAGAACTAAACGTAAGTGCTTCTGACAACTTATCATTCGTCTGTTTACACCATTCTTTAGGCGGTAGCCATAATTTACTCCCTACCATCTTTTGACCGCTTTTTAGGCTATACTGCACGTTTAATACAGCATTGTCCTGTGAGTCAGAACCGTACTTTGCAACGATGCTTGCTTTATCCATGTTTAGGTTCGTATTATGCAAAATAGAGGGATACCATGTATCTCCTAATTTACTTTCATACCTATTAAAAAGTGTGATTGTATCGTTATACATCGTATCCCTCCGTTTTTTTATCTTGGATATATTCCCATGTACAGCAAGTTAACTCCGTTAGCATCAGTTATGCCAGACAGATAATCTCTTATCTTATCATCGTATAGTTGCTTCTGTGCTTCCTTATCCGCTAGACACTTATCTATCAATGTAGCCGTACCTGCGTTACTGGAAGTCACATAGCTTATACTCTCGTTTCCTGCACTCTTAGATGCTACCTGCTTACTCATCACAGTTCCATCTTCTAATGTGATATAACCCTGTGATGCTTCAACTCTCGTTTCTGCCTGTTCAATCTTATATGTGATTGATAGAAGTTCGCAAACACATCTTTTAACTGCTTCTGCATCATCTTCATCTGTTGGAAAAGCAATCTTAAGTTTCTTCACATTGTCAACACCAGTCGTGGCATTATCTATCTTCTTGCAAGAATCCCAGACAAGACGGTTAAAGTCCTGTTCTGGGATAGCTTTCTCTCCAAAAAGGTTTTTGTAATATTCATAGTCAATATATGCCATGAAATCACACTCCTTTTTATCCGTTAGATTTAATAACACCCATGCGGATATTCTTCTGGTTAAATGCTAAAGACCAGTTTGCTTTAGCTCCTAACTCTGCGTTTGTAGGAGACTCTTTTGCAATCTTATTAGCATTGATTGAGAATCCGTTAGGATGTAATACATAACCCTGCTTTGTATACAGTTTTTCGATACCGGCAGATGTTTCTGGGTCATAGTCTGTATAATAAGGGTTTTCATAGTTTGTCTTATCGCAAGTCAGCACTGAACCTGTACCAAGCATATAAGTTTTGTATACTGGGTTTGTTCCTGTTGTATCAACTGTAAATCTGTCTGTTACCAGTGGGATAAATCCACCGATTGTAGGAAGATTTACTTCTCTTTCTACTGCGTTAGCAATAGTGTATTTGTTGTAGTCAACAAGTCCCATTGCTTTGTATTTTGCGTAGATGTAAGAGTTTAATACAAGTAATCCCATCTTGTCAGCGGAATCTCCTAAAGCTTTCTGCTGTGCGAAGATAAGTGTCGTATCGTCAATTTTGTTTGCATCTCCTACAGTGCCCTCGCCAGTTAAAGATAAGTCTGTAATATGGTTTTCCATACCAGACAGGCTTAAAACTGCATCAACTGTAGTCATTAAGTCACGTGTTCTTACCTGCTTATAGAAGCTTGCAACAGAGTTTGCAACATGAGTCATAGGGTCTGCACCTGTTAACTCTTTTGTAAAGTCTTTTGCTTTCCAAGCTTTCATTCTCTGAATTAACATGCAAGTCTGTTTCTTTCCTGTGATTTCAACAGGTGTATTGTTTGTTTCTCCATCATTGTTTAAAGCCTGTGAGTCCTGTTCATCAATCGGTGTATAGAAAGGAATTGTTGCGACATTTCCTTTTTCTCCGATTAAATCCATGATTGTATTGTCTTGTGCTAATACACCAGATGCAATAATCGCATCATTCCATGTTGGGTTTTCTGACATAAACTCAGCGAAAACCTCTGGGTCAAAATCAAAACCACCAAATGATCCTGTTCTTGGCATAAAAAAAGTCCTTTCTACCCAAAATAAGAATAGATAAGGACTTTTCTTTGTCCCATCTACCTACAACTATTAAGGGATTTTTAGGTTAGCGGCTCACTTCCATATTGTGAGTCGGTATTATCTATCTGTCGTTTAATAAGGTTGCATAGTAGTCTGGGTCCTCTGCCTTAAGCTTCATTCTGTTGTCTAAAGACATTTCCCTTAACTTCTGTGTTCCCTTTTTCTGCTCTCCGCTGTTGAACTTAGTCGTAAAGCTTGGGATATTAGGAGTTGGTGCTTTCTTTTCGTCAACCAAGATGTTCTCAATTGGTTTCCCATCTTTAGTAGTAAGTTCTTTAAATACATCTTCTGCATTTTTCCCATTCTCTTCTTCTAACTTCTGAATCATCTGGGAACGGATAGAGTCTTCTGTGATTGCATTTACAAATTTTTTATCAGATAAGAAATCTTTTACCTTGTCTCTTAACTCTGTCTGCTTAGCTTCTTTTGCTCTTGCTTCTTTTTCGTCTGCAAGCTCCTGTGTTAATGTTGTAATCTTAGCCTTAAGACCGTCAACATCTTCTTTCTCTAATTCGGCTAATCTGGTCTGTACATCGTCTAAAGATGTTTTGTATTCATCTTTTTTCTCTACCTGTTTATTATAATCAGCTACAGTCTTATAATTTTCGGCATGTCTTTTTTTAAGCTCTGCCTTTTTCTCTTCTGGGATTTCGATTCCTAATTCTGCTAAAATCTGTTCGTAATTCTGCATTGTATATCCTCCTACATTGTTTGTATACCGCTATGTCTGCGGTAATGGATTAAGACTTATATACCTAAGTCAAGGTAAAAGAAATGTGGGGACTTGAACCCCACTCGAGCCTCGAACTCTTTTCCTGTTGTCGTGTAACCAAAAACGCTTAAAAAACTCTGTACTTACAAGGAGGCTGTGGCAAATCTGCATAATTCCTACATATTTATTGTAAACCCTAAAATATGCCGTTTCAATACCCTCTTTTTTTACATTTCCGCAAGTTTCTTTATCTGTCGCTGTATCTCTTTTCTCTCGTCCATAAAGTCAGAATCAATAACCATAGAAGAAAGCATATCATACACTTCCACCATCAATCTACCGACCGATTCCATAAGCTTATCACGGTGTCCTTGATCTCCGTTTTCTTTGTATGCCATTTTAGCACTTAAGTAGTTGTCATACAATGCATCTATATTTTTATCATACTTGCCATTGCTGTACTTCTTAATAAGATTCTCTCCTGCATCCATGACGGTTTCCGCTATGTCTCTATGCTCCATCTTTTCAAGATTGCATAATGTTGTTGTAATCTTATACATTGCATCAAGATTAGATGTTGTGAGCTGTTTTAATGCTGAGTTTTTTTCTCTTTCTAGCTGTTCTTCCAGAACATGTTTGATTTCACTCATAATTTGACCCCCTTAAGCTTCTTTTTGTATTTCTCATGAATGCAGTCCTGTGTCTCTGTAATATACACCATGTCGTATCCTACAGAGATTAGATCAGTAACCATCTTTTCAACTGTTTCTAGCTCTTTAGATACGTCTTTTACCAGACATTCTACAAACAGTGCATCCGATACGTTTCCGTTCGTTCTAAGTTGCTGTGCGTACTTCTCATAGGCTTCTTTTGTCTCTTTCTCCCAGTTGTGATACTCTATAAAGCCATCCTCTACGGCTTTCTGCTTTGTGGATTTTCCGATACTTAGTCTACTGGCTGTATACCAAGAGTCGGGAATCACTTTTATAGTACCGCTAAAAGAATCTTTTAAAAGCTTGCCGTGATGATCTACAAAATACCTGCATATTTCACGTCTCTCCAAGCTTTCTGTAAGAAACTGGTATTCATGTAATCTTTTGTAGCCTTTCAAACCTAAGAAGTTGAAATAGTCTGCCATTTGACCGTGTATCATCATAGCCGCTACATATCTTTTGTTGATCTCGTCAAAGATATCTTCTGTTTTTGTTACTTCAAGATTGTTTGTAAATTCAATCATGATCGCACCTCCTTAAGAGATACGCTTTATAATAATATTCGCATCTTTTACTATTGCCGCTGTTGTTCCTACATTTCCGATGCTTACGATTAAGCTACCGCAAGATGGTACAGTTACAACCGTTGTTGCTCCCACGTTCTGAAATGTGTTCGCTGTAACTACTGTATAGTCCATTTCTGTTCCACCAATAGCTTCTCCGTTAAGCTCTACAGCAAGTGCCGTTGCTCCTGTTGCATTAGCGGATACATTTCCGTTAAATTCTACCTCTACAGTCATAGGGCAGTTCGATCTATTCGTTAACGTAAACAGACCAGACCCCTCTACATGATTCAGCCACCCATAATTACAAGTACAACGTCTGCTACTATATCGTGTATTCGCAAATAGTACATTTGCACCACTGTTTACATCCTGCTGTGCTACATTTACCGCATTTAACATAATTTTCCCTCCTAAACAAAAATAGGATGCCGAACCCGACACCCTATCGTCAATATATTGCTAGTCTACTTAGTAGATATGGATTCTTCCAACAAGCTTGATTTATTTACACATTTACACTTCCGCAGTTGCAACCACCGTATGCATACCCATTATAGGATACATAAGGACTTGCTGTAATGTATGCAGGTGTTGGGAATGGTCTAACAGCATCCACAATGTTCTTAGTCTGTGATACCTGCGAAATCTGGAAGTTAGATAACTGTAAGTCTCTATCTCTGTCCGCAAGTTTATCTCTAAGATTCTGGATTGTGTTGTCCTGCATCAACTGGCGTGTAGCCTGTCCGTCTGCGAGGATTGTTTCCTTAATATCACAGCAACACTGTGCCAGCTGTGCCTGCATATTCTGTGCCATTAAAGCCGCATCATAGCGGTTCTGTAACACTTCTTTCTGTGTTTCACAGCAACAAGCCTGCTGTTGTGCCTGCATCTGCTGTAATCCTAACTGTGTTGTGTATCTGCTTTCTAATACGTCTCTCTGTGTCTGACAAGCTGTATTAGATACGTTATGGTTTGTATTGAAAATATCTCTCTTTACAAACTCATCGGATAAGAAAGCGTTTTCGCCTGCGGTCGTTGCGGTATCGTTATTTCTTCCCCATCCGTTACCACAGAAAAGGAAAGCAATTAAAATAATCCAAATCCACCAACCACCGTTGCCGAAGCCGTTATCATATCCGTCATTTCTTGTCACTGCCGCTACATCTGCCGCAGTGAGTCCCATTGCTTCATTCATTGTTGTTGTCCTCCATAAATTTATTTACCAAGCTGTGCACCGCTTAATATCTATTTGTTCACTTTGTCCACAATATCCTGTGGATTCATGCCCTGCTGTTGGCATAGGCTATTAAACACTTCTTGTGGGTTCTTTCCCTTGCACATTTCCATTGCCTGCTTGATCGCAGGGTTTGTCTGTGCCATGCTCTCAACCATAGACTGCGGATTGTTAGACCCTCTTACCATGCCCATTACCTGCTGTACCATCTGCATAGGATTGTTGTTTCCCATCATACCGCCTATCATGTTCATTAAAGGATTACTCATTGCTTAACTCTCCTTTCTCTGGTTGCTCTCCTAGCTTTGCTAGAAGTTCTTCAAACTCTGTTCTTGTAACATATCTATTATCATAGTTTACATTTTGTTTTTGGGCGTTCTGCGTGGCTTCTGGCGGTATCTCCTCGAATCTAAATACCTTAAAAGTTGCACTGCCCATTCCATCTACACTCTTTACATAAAAGAAAGGTGCGTTGTTATCCATCATCCATGCTGTAGCCCCTGGCTGTACGATCTGGTTCTTTGCTCCCTCTATGCCTGCAACTTGTATCCAATTAACATTCTGTGTTGGAACTTGTGTCTCTGGCATTGGTTTATTGTACTGCTGTTGCATTTGCTGTAACTGATTTAGCCTATCCTGCAACTGCATTGTATCCTGCTGATACATTGGTGCATAAGGATTATAGTTATATCCGTTCACTCTTCCACCTCCCTTTTATGTGTAAATTATCGCATTAAAAAAGAGACTCTAACAGGTCGTTAAAGTCTCATAAAAGTATCATATTAAATTAAAAAATTAGCACCATGATAGGGGTCATGGTGCTTGAACAATAAGGATAAGATTGAGGAACACCAATTGATGAAAAAAGGTGTCGTGTTGAAAAATGAAATTTAAACCAAAAAATTGAGGAAATTCAAAAATGATTTCTCATGCTCACAACAGTGAGCAAATGGAAGCAACAGGACTCGAACCTGTGACAGGTCGGTTATGAGCCGACTACTCTGACCAACTGAGTTATACTTCCACGGACTCCGTTAGGAATCCACCGTACTATATTACATAAACAAAAATAAAAAAAAGGATTAAAGTATTATAACATGAAAAAAGTATCTCCGAAACAAGCAACTATCATTTAAAACCAAAAAGGAAATCTTATAATTATTTATTCAACAACTTATTACTTGTTACATTTATATTGTATCATGGATTTTCGCCTTTTCAATACCCTCTTTTTTACGCCTTTTCGTAAGTCTTTTCAAAGATTTCTTTCTTACATGGGTAGATTTCCCTGTCCACACCAGTTATAAGCATATCATCTTTTCCAAGTAACATATCTCCCTCTAATGTTGGAATGATATAGCGATCATCATCATATCTTTTGATAATATATCCATTGTATTCAAGTTCTATTGGTTTACCATGTCCATTTTTTATAAGTTCTTCATATGTGATTGCTTCTATCTCAACAGGTTTCTTTACATATTTAGCCATACTTTCACTCCTTATTCCGATGGTTTTTATTCTTCTGTATGACAAGTGTTCGTTAATTTCTTGTAAACATCTTCATACAGTTCCTGCTTGTCTCCGTTATACGTATACTCTGCGTAAATACCATCCCCACTTACTGTCGTAGATGCTAAACATTTATAATTCTGCAAAGTCTTGCAACTCCAAACGACAAATACATTACTGAGATCAATTTTCATTGCCAAATGATTTCTCTCACAATGTTTGTTATACCAATCTACTAATTTTCTCTTACATACACTCTGAAAGTGATCCATTCCTGTAATAATCATATTAATTTACTCCTATTCTACAATCATCCATTCGTTAGATAAGATATTATTAAGTGTGTATTCCACCATTTTTGTATCTCTAATATCTAATAAGTCTCCTTTTTCTCCGTTGTCCTTGTCTCTGCACTGCATCATGATAGTTTCTTTTTCTGTATCCCAGTACCAGAAACCACCCCACGATGGAAGTTTTACTTTACGCCCTGCTTTCATTCTTTTAAATGCTTCTGCAAACGACATGCCGACATCTTCCACTACAAGTTGTACTCTATAGCCGTCCTTGTGTACGATTCCATCTTTTCCATCTGTAATAGATGCAATCAGTTCTCCATCTTTTGTGATATTTAATTCTTCAAAAATTCTTCCATTAATTACCATTCTGTTCTCCTTAACATACTCTAATAATCTTGTTATTAACTCTCCTGCTGATTCTCTTTGCTGTAGACAGACTTACGTTCATCAGCTCTGCACATTTCTCTAGTGGTATATTCTTTGCCCGATACTCGAACAATGTTCTTTCAACATCTGTGAAGTTGCAATCAGTACGGAACATATTTAGTTCGGGTACGGTAAAATCATATACTTTCAAAAGCAAACACCTCACTGTTTGTCGTGTGTTGTCAACGCATTTATCAGATCGTCTCTGGTTTTTTTTAGACCCTCGATGTTGTTTCCTGTGATCTTGTTCTCAATCAAATTAAACATGCTTTTCATGACTAGGTTCATATCATCACGTTGATTATTAATAGCACTGTAGTCACTATTTAGCTTTTGTTTAATTTCTTTAATATCTGTCTCTATATGATCTATTCGATGTTTCATATCGTCCGTAGGCTTCTTGTAATGCTTATAGGCAGTATATAAGACTCCTATCGCACTACCAATTGTTATAATCCACCCACAGGCTACCATAATTCTGTTTATAGTATCCATTATTTACCTCGTGCATTGTTGTATCGTGTCGCTGCACCTCGTGCTGAGGATGCTTGACTCCTGTTCCAATCTGCTGTGTTTAGTCGTTCACTCTGCTTCTTAAGATTGTTCTCTTCGCAGTAATCATTGTAGGCTTTGTTCTGCTTCTGCAATAGTGCCGCCTTTTTCTGATACTCCATGTCAAGATCATGCTTTAAGGCTTCGTCCTTTGCATTATCCACAGCAGTTTTCATGCCGATTAACTGTCGTTTCGTCTTTCTGATACGTCTTTCAAGTTCTCTCTGTCGTTTCCGTTTCTCGTATTCTTTGCGATTCTCTTCGCTGTTGTAGTCCTCGAACGGATTGTTTATTCCATCCCCCGGACCGTGTGAGTGACGGCAGTTTGCCCCATGGATTCCCTGCACGTTTCCCATACCGCAGACCGAAAAAGGCGGAAATCTTTGGTCATTACCGCTTTTGCTGTAAAACTTGCCTTGCCACCAGTAATGATTGGTTAAGTTGTCTCCACCGTCTCCAATTCTTGCTCCTAAATGTGCAGACGTGAGAATTATATCCCAGTTCATCTCGTCCATACGTGCATCCGTGATCTCTCCTGCCATCTGACTTACACCAGTGCGAACCGCTCTTGCTGTAGCTGTCTCTATGCTGTCTCTGTGTCCGCTAGGGTAGGTTACGTCTGCACCGCTGTTTATTATGTCGTTTACAGCTTCTTTAACCGATTGTGTGTACCCTGTCGTACCGCTTGCAGTCTGTGTATATGCTTTATCCACTGCCTTAATGTAATTATCATGACAGGCGTTCGGCATTGTGCCAGTAAAGTTATACATCTCTCCCTTGGTCTTTTCATAATTCCTTTGCAACAGTCTCTGTAGATAAGGACTTTCCCCGAGTGGTGTTGGTTCAAGACCTGCTTTCTTGTAGATTGTATCATCCCATTCAAGAGCCTTGATTCCTGCTTCTTTCATAGTGCGTGCGATCTCTGCAATACTTATCTTTGTCGTTTGTGCTATCTCTGCCTGCACCGCTTGCAAGATATACCCTGCATCCTGCAATACATCCATCTGCCACTTGTCAATAGGAGTAAAAAGGTAATCTTCCCCACGTCCTAGCCTTATCATCATTCGCTCGATAATGACAGATACTATCTTGTTATGTAGTTCTTCTGCTTGCTTCTCTGCCTTTTCTGGCACATACCAGAGATAGTTAGGTGTTAACATAATCCCACCTGCCTATTCTTCTGGGTCTTTTACCATTAGTGCCGCATCTAGCATCTTCCCAACTACTGCCGCATCCGCAGGCTTGCCCTCTTGCGTTAATGTTTTGTCTGTTTCTGTACTGCCTGTAACTCCTTTTTTGCAGATGTTGTACAACAGCTTTTCTTGTTTTGTAAATGGTTCGGGCAGTTTTACATCTTCGCCATTAAGGTATTCAAGGTATTTTTCAATCCTGTACTTTCCCATGCTTTCACTCCTCTCCGCTTGCACCGAATAAGTCTGGCTCTTTCGGTTGTGCTTCTTCTTCAAGTGCTTTTGCTTCTTCTTCACTGAATCCCTCAAATTTAACTAGATAGTACCAGAATGGAATCTTGTTGGAAGTAACATAGCTGTACCATCTCGCTCTATCTTCATCTTCGTTGTATGTAATGTCTCCAAAGTCATACACGGTTTCATACGGTCCTCTTGGTGCTAATTGATACAGATCAGCAAATATATTAAGTGCAGCTATTAAATCATCCATGCAGGCTTGTAATTTGTCTCTTACGTCCTTAACAAATTGTATCGTCCTCTGTTGCTCTGCTTCAACTCCTGTTGCTGTCTGGATGCCTGTCGTTTCGTTAAATACAAAGTATCCGTTGCTAAATCCGCATTTATATCCGATCTGAGACAACAGGGCATTGATTCCTGTCAATCGTGTATCTGTGTTGAGGCTTGGGTTTACCTCTTGATAAAATCCTTTAATGTCTGAGCTATTTACATTCTTGACGTACTCTGGAAGTCTTAACCGCTTCTTGCTTCTCTCAAATCCATCCTGTGTATTATTTACCCTTGTACCAGTCTCTAACAGCTTGTCGGAGTCTAGTAACAACATTCTTCGGCTATCGAATATCTCTGTTGTATTTCTGCTGTATGCAACATCTAAGTCTTTAAGTTCTTCTATTGCTTCGTAAAAGATAGGCAATCCTAAACTACAATGCAAGTCTACATTGTTCGCCTGCGGTGTCCTAAGAACTGCATACAGACGTTGTCCGTTTAGGTTTGTAAGTCCTACATCTTCCAGTTCGCCACGCCAAGGTGTCTCGTCTATGTCAATCTGCTTTCCTGTATCGTTGGCATCCTTAGAAGCATAGCAACGATTTGTAATCTGATACACGTCCTCGATGTACCTATGATACTCTAGCTTCGTGTAATACGTCTTGCCATCACTTGAGATTTCACGATGCACAAATACAATGCCTTGAATTTCTCCATTGCTTTCGTCTGTCACAATAAAGTTTTCTGGTGTAATCAAGTCCACACTTGAGCCGTTAGGCTTTAATACAACTGTACCGTATGCACAGCCATATTCTACGTGATGTCGTACCTGTTCTAGTTCCTTGTCTATCTGCTCCTGCAACCAATTAGCTCTTGCACTACCATCTATCTCTACGCCTATTGCAAGTGTAGCAAGGCGTGCTGTCTCCGAACACACCGCTTTTGCAAAGTTGATAGTCTTTATATGCTCGTCCTTGTCTAACCAGTACGGACTGCCCTTATAGATGTACGCACATTTTTCTATAGCTCTCTGCATCTCTGGACTGGTAACAGTATCAATCTTAAATTCGTCTCTTGCCTTTTGTCTAAAAAGGTTACTTAATATCTCTTTCATTCTGCTAAATATACCCATCTATTCCACCGTCACAAGCTCGACATTTTTTATATTTGTTTTTATGTCTGCTTGCATTAGATCGCTGTTTACGGTTATCTCTACAATCCCATGGTGCCATGCTATCTCTGTAATGTCATTTACATGTAACAGCACACTTCCGATTTTTACACATTTTACGTCTTTTAGATTTATCATTATTGTTTCTATCTCCTTTATGCACTTTCCCCACGTCTCATAGACATTGGACTTGTCGCATACCTTAATGCATCAATAAAATGGTCGTTGCCGTCTGGATAATCTGCCTTGATTTCTCCGTTTTCATCTACCTCATGCTCGTAGCTTATTACCTCTTCATACAGCCGTGGAGTTCTCGCAGGGTCTATGACTAATGTCCTGCACTGCAACCATTCATAAGAGTATTTACGACTACCCGGATATACGTTTGTTTTGTTTGCCACAAGTCCTGCGTCTCTAAAGTCTAAGATGCTTTCTATCTCGTCAGCTCCACAGCTAATACTATAATCGTTGTATCCTCTGTCTATAATCATTTGTGACATTGCGGTGTTGCGGATTTTTTGACCGCCCAACTCATCTATGCACAAGATTTTTTGTGATGCAGGCATATATGAACATCTGACAAAAGCTTTCGGGTCTGGATAGTATCCCCAGTCCTGCCCTTGATAGATTCTTTCCTGCCTTGCTATTTCTTCGTCCGTGATCGTGCGGATTTCCAGAAGCTCAAAGATATTTGTTCCCAGTCCTACAGGGATTCCCAGATACTCATGCTTGTATGCACGTTCATTCGTTTCTTTTAAGTAGTCTGCATCGACATAGAACTGAGGTCCTAACCACTCCGCAGGAACCGTTGTATAATTGCTCTTATGCCTATAGCTGTCCTCTCTTGCTTCTGCTACATACTTATTTGCCCAATTATTTACACTGATTGGTGGGTTAAATGTCTTAAATACAACAAACTTAGGACCACCACGCAATATAGATTGCTGTACTGTTCGGATTTCTTCAATGCCTGCGAACTCGTCTAATTCCTCGAACCATAAATATTTTATATATCCTTTAGACACCTTTACAGACTTTGACTTTTTAGCTTTGTCAAGACCTCTGTACAGTATCTTTTGTCCTGTCGGCTTGTATGTGTGTTGCATAGGACTTACAGACGATTCCCACAGATCAGAAACACCTAACGCATCTATCGCCCATTCTATCTGTTCAAACACTGATGATCTGCAAGTATCTTTTACCTTTCGATAGACCGCGGCATTTGTAAATTCTCCGTTGGTTTCATCTTGCATCATGCCCAACACAATCTCCACGGACACAAACGAGGACTTACAAGAACCACGACCACCGTACAAATCATAATAGGTATGCTTGCCGTCTTGAATGTCCCAATGCACCCTATAAAAAGATGGGGCGATCACATCCGTCAAATTAACCATGCAACCGCTCCTTACTCTCTAGGAATATTATTTACTATTGTAATTCCCTCTGTCTTATTCTCTTCCTGCTTCTTGTCTGCATCCCAGTGTTTAAAGTTGTTTCTTAAGTTAAATTGTGCCCCAGAACTTCCCTCTTTGTCGTACAATCTGCCCTCTGCATACTCTTCCACTCTGCTTTTCGCCCGTGTGATTGTGTCAAGAAACTCTTGTTTTTCGTTTTGGTAATACAACAAATCCGCTCTAGATGTAAAACCAAGATGCAAAGCCAATCCGGTAATTGTTGGAGGTTTCCTGTTAATCATAATAGGATAGCCGCTTTTATTTCTTACTATCTTACCATCTTCTTTTAATACTTCGCCCTCACATAGTTTAAAGTACTCATCTATCTTTTTTTGCATCGTTTTGACACTCTTGTATTTAGGCGGTCTGCCACCTGCTCCCATTGTCTCACGTCCTTTCGTTTGCATACACCTTTGTTGTCGGTCCTGCTGTCTTGTAATCATCACATACAGTCAAGTATCTGTCTCTTATCAGTCTCTTGCCGTTATCCTTAGTGCAGTACATAATCCCTCTGTCAGACAGTGTATTCTTGCATCCTGCACAGCACAGGCTTTTATCTTCCATCCTGCACCTCTTTCTGGTACTTACTGCATACACACATATGACTACACTTTATGTTTACCAGTACCACTTCTGTTTTGTTCTCTGGGATAGCTCTTCTCTTTGTCTCCGTCACGATCTCACAATGTACGCAATCGTTACAGCAATTCTTTAGTTTGTTATTAATCAAAAAAGACACCTCCCGACTATGGTTTTATCTAAGATAATTATACCATGGTGGAAAGTGTCTTTGTTAACACTCTTTTTATTCTTCTTGTTTTATCGTCCCTCTCGGATTCTAACCATTTCCCTTATCTCATCTTCGGAGATCAAGAAATCTTTTCTGTAATCTCCAAATTCATCGAAGAACTTAGATTCGTTTCTTCTAACATAGTCAACAAATTTGTTCCAGATTTTTTTATCTGGGTCATTTTTATCAGCGTTGTAACCTACTGTGCTTGCGTAGATTGTTTCTAGTTTATTGCCAAAGATACAAATTTTTGTTTCAACGTCTTTAATCGTTCCATGTTCCCTGTAATCTGTATAAGATGGATATTTTAAAGAATCATCCGCTTTTTTTGCGTTGTATTCAACCCATTGTTCTTTATTGTTATATGCAGTCACTTCTTGATAATCGGTATCTATTATTATCTTTTCACCGTATATGTTTGTTACTTCCTTAATCATTTTAAACACTCCTTTTCTTTTTGCCGTTTCCTTTAACTGTCTTTATCTTACCATATCTTTGTACCTTTGTAAAGTGATATTTATAATTCTTTTAATTTTTTTTCGTCCTCTTCATCTCTTACATATTCCAATATCTGACCCGGTTGCATTTCTAAGATGTTACATACAGCATTTAAAGCCTTTAGCGTTATAGCTGTATCCTCGTTCTTTATCTTGTTTAATGTGTTTTGGCTAAGTAAATTGGTAGTTTTAGCCTTGTATGTAGTAAATCCTTTTCTTTGCAGTGCATCATATACATCAATTTTGTATTTTAACATTTTTCATTACCTCCTATTTACTACATTATATATTATGTACCCTTTTCACGTCAAGAGAAATATTATCATAAAAAGTGACATTTTCTATTGACATAACTTTTTAAAGTGATATAATAAAAGTAAGTTAAGAGAACAAAGCAATCAAGAAAAGGAGATAATAAAATGAAAGAATTAAGAAAAGAAATCGAAAAGTTAGTTGAAAATGAGGACTTCGTTTCTTATGAAGAGTTCATTTTCGAACTGAAAGAAGAAAAAGAAGAAGTTAAAAAATATATCGAATGGAGAGCAAACGGTGGGAAGATGAACACCGAAACACTTCCAGACGGATATGTAGAAGCTTGTAAGAAAATTTTAGAAAGAATTTAGGAGGTTGAAAATCATGGATTATTACAGAGGTAGAAAAATCGACAAAAAATTTAAAGAAGAGGTTGCTAAAAATTCAGCAATCCGAGGTTATAAAAATGCGGTAAAAATTTTCATTTACCGTCAAGATTTAGAAGCTTCTTTACTTTGTGATGAACTAGCTGATAATCTTTCTAAGCTTGGTTTTAGCTTGGAAGAAATCGAAGCTTTAGAACTCGAAGCCTATGGCGAAAGAGAAAAAGAGCTAGAAAAATTCGATAAGGAACACCCTAACTGGGAGCAACTTATCAATGCATAACATACACCACCCACCCCGGAGGTTACGAGGGTAGAAAGTTGGAAAATATGACTAAGAACGCATAGAATAAGCCGTAGGAATTAACCTACGGCTCTTTTTTATATCACGTCAAAAGGCACTGACGGACGTTCTAAGACATTTATATAACTTAATGCGTGTTCTTTATCCTTGCACTGTATATAAGGGATATATGAGCCGTTCACGTACTCAAATAAGGCTATCCACGTATCTTTCATGGTAACAAGTGCCCATTCTATGCCGTTGCAACTCTTGTTTTCTCTCTGCCCTGTTCCGTTCTCGTCAATCCACTTTTGGAACTGATCACGATTCATGTCCCTGCTCCTCGCTGATGCTTTCCAGATTTTCTTTTAACATCTGCACACACTCATTAAATCCGTCACGTTTACCGCATAGATACATATTGTGACCGCTGTAATCGTCCATAGGCGGTATTAATGTACATAATGCATATAAATCTTGCTTATTCATTTTAAACTCCTTTAAATCCTGCAATTATCGCACAAAATATAGTTGATAACACGCATACATAAGATGATAACATTGCAATTTTTAAAACTTTTTGTGTATTTTTATCATTTTTAAATTCCTGTAATGTACGATTTACTACCAGATCAACACAAAAAATTAATAAATATATAGTCGTTGTTGCTCCACATAGTCCCAGTGATGTTTCTGCAATACCATACATCACTATAAATAATATATTGCTCACTTTTTAGCCATCCTTTCGTACATTTCGCAAGTACACGTTAGCTTGTTAACCTGTTGGCACTTTTCTAAATACATCTTGTCCATGTCTTTTATGTCCTGCGGTGTCAATCCTGTTTCTTTGTACTCAAGAAGTTCTTTCAATGCCTTAGTTGATACCGCTTCACTTCCTGCAAACATTTTTGATAATCGTATCTGATTTTTGATAACGTCTATTGATAACCCTGTCATTTTCTTCCCCTCCTGTTCCTGTTTAAAGCATTCCGTTTCATAAATTTTTCTTTTGATAACGACTTATAATAAGGATTTTTCCTTTTGATAACGTTCTTCTCTTCCTTGCAATCGTCTTGAAACTGTTTATAGCCGTCACATAGGGTATGGCAATTATAAGCTCTTCCTGTGGCTTCTGTACACCCATAGCACGGATTATCTTTCCCTCTCATAATAACGCCCCCCCACTTTATACATCTTCTGGACTTCTGTTGTTTGCTTTGATAACGTCAAATCCATCTGGATAACGTTTCTCTAATTTTTCAATGTTCATTTGCATAATTTCATCCAACGACCAATTAAATGATTCACAAATCATAGCAACATACCACATTACATCCCCAAGTTCTTTTTTTGCGTGTTCCTCGTCAAACTTGCTTTCATGGAATATCCATTTTTTAACCATGTCAGTAAGCTCTCCAACTTCTCCAGATAATCCGAATAAGCCGTTAATAATTCCACCCAAGTCAATCCCTGCGTCTGGTACGTTGTCCTCTACTCCCTGTTCTAAATTATCAGCCATATTCATTATTCTTTCTATTCCTAATCCGTCATTAGTTCGCATTGCCTTTACTTGATATTCTTTACCGTTCATTTATAACGCTCCTTTATAATTCGATAACCCTCTGTCATATTGTTTTAGTATCTTGTCCAACGCATCTTCTGCTTTTTTATGTGTTTTGAATGATTGTATTGTGTAAATATATCCATTCATTAGCTCACATTCTACATTTTCTTCGTTTGCCCGAATTTCAAGAACATTATCAAGATTCAGAATCTCTCTATCTTTTGTCATTATTAACATGTAAGTCCTCACTTTCTCCCCAGTCCAACCGGTTCCCACACTCACAAACTTCTGTCCATTCTGCTACATAACTTTTACATTTAGGACATCTGTATAACGCCACGTCTTTCCCTTTAAGGCTTTTGTGCCGTTCTCTTATCGGCAAACTGTGTAATATTTCTCCCATATGCTTATAATCTTCTAACGTCATTGTGATCGTATCTCTTGCTTTAGCGGACTGGCAGAAGCCACTGCCCACCAGTCCTAAGAAAACACCAATGATAACAAGTAGGATTTTTAATATCATTCTTCCATCTCCACTTCTTTATAGATATTCACTACGGTATCACTGACAACATTATCTTTTGTTAATTCAACCTTATATCCTTTATCTGTAATGTTTTTCACAAACTCTTTAAGTGGTAACACATCTTTCATTGCATCTGGATAATATATTTTTGTTGCTTTTTTTAAAACTTTTACCTGCTCCACTTTCTCTCCTACCTCACACGTATTTTGTGTTTCTTGGTTAATTTGAATCGTCTCAGTAATCCTTTCTATACACGATTTCAATTCATCTTCTGACATTCTTGAAAAATCTTTTCTTTTACAATTATGTACAAACTCACATGAACTGTCACATATATTTTTGTTGCAATAATCTTCTAACGTATCTATCATCTGTTCTCTTGTCATTCTCCCACCTCTAAATCTTTCGCAAGCTTGAATCCCGTTCTTCCAACATTTCTAAGATTTTCTTTAATTAGTGCATTGTTTGGTGTCCTGTTTCTCCCATACCAGTTCCAGTCGTTATCCTCTCTCATTTTTATTTTCATTTCATATCTTTTTTTATAGTTGATTTCTTCTTTTGCCATCTCTAGGCAAGCGATCATGTAATCTATTTGTTTGATAACGTCCATGTTCTTTCTCCTTTACAAATATCTAAACCATCTAATGTAATTGACCTACAAAGTGAATATTTCATTCTATAAATCACATAAAACTTAAAACAATCTGTTAATACCTCAATGTGGCAAATTATAATGTCTGATTCTTCGCACTGATGAATAAGTGCAAGTTCAAGTTTGATGCGTTTTTCTAGTTCTTCGTCTGCTTTTTCTCTTTCTTGGTTAATAACCTTTTCTAAATTCATTCCTCTTTCTCACTTTCTACAAAATAAATTTTCTGATGAATCTATCTGCATACTGTGGATGAATCATGCTGCGTTCTGTTTGTCTTGATCGCCCACTACCTTTTACATGTGCTATTGTTTTTCTTTCAACATATTCTAATGGTTCAAAAACTAAATTGTTCTTAGGTTCTACGTTGATAAAGAAATACTGTGTAGGCTTTTTATAGTAATCTCCATCCTTTGTCCTGTCCTTATCTATAATCGTTGGTTTTATGCACCAATACATTGTTAGATAGTGCGGTGCTGTATATGGATTTTCTATAATCAACCTTATATTTTTTCGTTTACAAACTATCACTAATTCTGATATTCTCTTATAATACTCATTTAATTCATCGTGTAGTTTCATTGCATATTCAAGTTTCTGAATATCATCCCAGTTCTTTTGTTGAAACATTTGACCTCTAAACGCTAAAGGAATCCTAGCTTCAAATCTTGTGCATGGGAAAAATGCTATGACTATATCATCATTTGTCATTTTGTCAAAGATACTCGCTTGCCCCTGGTACCCCCCCTCTATTTCTTTGAACAAATCAATAACATAGTCTGTCTGATTAAATTCATCTTGAATATCATAATCAAATGCTTCTACACCATTCTTTTTGAAAGCATTTTTAAACGTTCCAGATTGTTCAAATAATAAGTGTGCTATCATTCTGGCTTCTCCTTAAATTTTTCTTATCTCTTTCTGCCCTTCTAACGTATCTTCTTTGATTTGCTATATTTTTAAATGCAAAATCATCTATGTGCCCATACGATGCAAGATTTCGTGCTATTGTGAAATCTGCATAAATCTTATGATATGTTTCATCTTTAATCATTTCTTTTCTGCAATAATATAATGCATTACATAATGTTGTTAACTCTGTCGCATTTAATCTGATTACCGCTTCGCTATTTTCTTTTGAAATATTTAAAATCTGCATATTAAAAACTCCTTCCCAAATCATTTCTACGGCATAAAATCAAGCCACTGAATTTTAGAAAATTTCATCCAATGCTTCTTCAATAACTTCCTGAACATCTGCTTGTGTCAAATCATAACCATACATCATATCGTCCATCGGAAGATCTCTTTTCATACATGTAAACAAATACTCCGCAAGTCCTTCTGTGTCATAGCCTTCTACAACATCTTCTTTCTGTAAAGGTTGTTTCATGCCATTCCTGATATGATGCCCAAGCCTATGAGCTGTAATAATAATTTTGTTTCCTTTAGGGATTACCTCTTTTCGTCCAAAAATTGTTTCAACTTCTGTTTCTCTTTTTGATACTAATATTTCTCCGATTTTATATGTACCCATTTATTCATCCTCTTCTTTATCAAATTCTTCAATCTCTCGCCATGCAACCACTTCTGCAAGTCCCTCTTCCGCTGCTGTCGTAAACTCTGTATCTACATAGCCTAAAGATACAGGATCAAAAATGTCATGATAAAATCCAAAGCCAAGCACATGTTCCACGTTGGTTTCAAGCATCTGATCGTTGTCTGCATATCATTTCTCTCGTCAGTATTTGTCAAAATAAAGCAATCATCTAATTCTTTTATTTCTTCTCCGCTTATAATTGCTTTCGTTTCTATATTATAAATTTGCATTTCTTTCTCCTTTACTGTCCATTCTCTCCCCTGCCGTTAATAGCAGGGGAAATCATGACTTATACAACAAATAATTAAAGAGTTTTGTTGCTTATGCGTTGCGAGGATTCTTATTTAATTGTTCGTGTGGTATATAAAAATCCTGCTGTGCAACAAGCCTTTTCTGGCTTGAGTCTCTGCCTAATAAAAAATGAAAAATGGAAGAATCTGAAAATACAAAAAACATTATTTACAGTTACTTAGGCAGAGAATCAAACCAGAAAAGTTTTATTTAGTTTTTATTTCCAGTAAACCGCACTGGATGTAACATGAATACCTCTAGGTTTCCTTTTGTTACTTTGCCGTTCTGCTTCAATTTCTTTTCTTACTTCATCCCCAAATTTTTCTGTCCAAAATGTAATCAAATACTCTGGAATCTTAAACATTTGTGAGCAAGATTTTGACGTATTGTTTTTTGTCAGTCTTGTCTTTACTACCATTTTTATGTATTCGCGAGAATATGGGGCGTTTTCTTCTTTGTCTTCATCTAAGTTCTGTTTTTTCCATTTAAAGAGGGTGGATGAATCAATGCCGTATTCTTTCGCAACGCTCTTTACCTCATGTCTTGCGTTACTTTCCGCAACAACTTTTCTTTTAAATTCTGTTGTGAATTTCTTATACCCCATCTTTTTCCACCACCTTTCTGTAGATTGCCACGTTTCTGTCTGTTAGGCTGTCATGACGTTTACCGCATACCTCAATACGTCCGTCCTGCACTAACTCCGTTAGCCGTGGTTGTACCTGCTGCCTTGTCGGTTCTAAGACTTTTTTATGCTTATACAATACCGTTGCGATCTCTCGTGCTGTCATAGCTTCGTATTCAAGCTGTTCAAGAATTAAGATATGTATTGCTTCTTTATTAATCTTTTTGTAGGATTCTCTTCTAGTCTGCTTGGTAATGGAATGGCTTCTAAGTGCTGTTTCATTACCAAAAAAACTCATTTGATACATTTTCTATCACTCCTTTTTCCTTACTCTAATTGCTTATGTAGTAACTGCATTTCTAAATCGTCAAAGTCATAGTCTCTCTCGCAGGATAAAACACTTGCAGGATTCCGCTGTAACTTCGGTTCTGGTGGTTTCTCGTAGTTCTCGTCCAGATAATCCACGTAACCACTGTTAAAGAATGTCGAGCCGTTCTGTGGCTTTCTCCACGAAGCATCCTTTTCTAATCCATCCAGATACCGTTTCAATGCCCTCTGTATGTGTTCCTCTCCTATCTGGTACAACACTTTTTTCTTAGTATCGGATACCTGCCCTTTTCCTTTTTTGTTTGGATACTTTTTCCAGAGTCTTTCAAAACATTCATTGATTGCTTTTTTGTTTGACTTCTCGCAATTTTCTTTTAATTTCTCGCAAGTTTCCTTTACTTTTTCCTCTGTTTGTTCCATTTTTCGTTCCACTGTTTGTTCCATTTTTGTTCCATTTTCAACCACCGTGTTTTCGTCGGTAGTTGTTTCTGCAACTTGTCCACAATCTATGTACTTCTGATACTCATTTATTGTGTATATCGTGTATTTATTTGTGCTTTTTGTGGATATGTACCCAGTATCTTTTAGTTTCTTTAGTGCTGTTCGGACCTGCGATTCTGTCAATCCTGTCTCTGCACTGATTCTTGCTATAGAAGAAACAAATTGTCCTGCCTTGATTTCTTTTCCGCAGTACCGTTTATCCTCTAAATTTGTATGTAGTAGGCAATGATAAAACAATCTAAATACATTTGTGTTTTCATACCATTCCCAGTCTGTATTTATGTTTATTTGCATCATTGCCCTCCTGCTTAATATTTGTCTCCGTCTTCGTAGATTGTTATCTCGATTCTTGGATTCTTTGCATCGACCTTTATCCAGTTAACGATACCCTCTACCTGTTTCTGACCATCGTTTGGGAACACTCCTGTTTCTACCAAGCTATCTAATATGTACTTAATAGCCGAAAAGACATTGTCTGGATCACGTCTTTTATTCTTTTCATACCACTTAATTTCCAGAATCACTGGAAATTTTATGTGTTTTTTCTTTAGCCATTGTGGTATGTATGCCTTGCAAATTTTTTGATTGTTTTTTTTGCATCTGGCACCTTTGTATGGATTGGTCCTGTTTGCATAAATAAAAGTGTTAAGTCCGTCAAGTCTTCCTTGGATTGTGTATGTTACAGCCATGATTTCCCAAACTCCTTTCTGAACTCTTCCCTGCTACCGATATGCTCTTCATAATATGTTTGAGCAATCGTCTTAAGCTTTGTATCTATGTCTCCATTTTTTCTGTTAAAATGCACACCGTTCGGATGAAAGTCTGGTCTTAGTGGTACGACAAATCCATATTTTTCGCTTTTCTTCCTATTAGAACCACCGAAAATATGATGTCTTTCCACTATGTAAGAACCTGTGTAAATGCAACAGTCCATATTTTCTGTAAATACACTAGTTAGCTTTTTCAAGTTTTACTCTCCACCTTTCTTCCATTTCTTTTATATCCTGTGGTGTTGCTGTCTCAATTCCAAGCTCTTTTGCTTCTGCAACAGTTCCTTTTATCAGTTCAGACATTTCCTTTGTGTCGTATGTATGACTCCCACGCATTACCAGATTGATTCTGAACAACTTACCTGCCTTATTGGTAGTTGTACTGGCTGTCGGTTGTAGGTGGCAAAACTCAAGGTCGTACACTTCTATATCGTTATCCAACGGAAGTGATACAAGAGAACCGTTTATAATCTCATGCTGTCCGTACTCTGCTATGAGTTTGTTCTTTATATATATCTTGCTGTTGTCTGTTACTTCTGCAATCTTTCCAACCAGTACATGAAAGTATGCATTGGCATCTAAGCTCCTGCCATCACGGTACTGAACAACCTTAAGCCGACATTCTTTATCTTTCAGTCGGTCATATTCCCCTCGTATGTCTTTTTCACACACAAGGGAAATAACCTGCTTACCGCTTTCAAAATCAATGGATATATCATGAATTTTGGCTTTAGTTTCCATCTAATCAGCTCCAAATCTTTCTTACGTTAGCTTTGTCTTTGTTGGCTACAATGTACTGATATTCTCCCTCGGTAATTTCTGAAATATCTTTATGATGATAAGATGCAAGAATCTTGTTAATATCAAATGACATTTCATCACACAGACTCAAAAGTGTGTCCTGTTTGATTTTTGAAATCTTCATACCTCTGATTGCATCCGCATTGTTATCGTCTGCTTGCTTGTCAGCTCTTTCTTTGCGTTCTTTCTGGTTTTCGTCTGTATCAGCATCTTTTGTATCATCCAGTAAGAAGATTCCATTTAAGGCATACTTACGTGCATAAGATGATGCCGTTCCTGTTATCTGAGAATCATCCATTCCCTTTTTATTAAGTGCTTCTCTTGCGAGTGCTGTTGCTTCTACGCTTGCTTCTGTTTCAATGTCCTGCACCTTTACCGTTGCTTTTACATAGACACGATCTCCAACGGCTATTACATCATCTGTTATGTACATCGCAAGCTTCTGTTCTTCCAGAAGTGGTTTCACAGCTTCTAAGATTCCATCTGCGTTGCGGTACATATACCCACCGAATGAGTTTCTTAGATTTTTCGGTGCTTTTAATGTTGTCTGAATCTTCATCATTTTTTCATGTATTGTCATATCTTTCTATCTCCCCTCTGGTTCATATTCTCCGTTATACGGAATGACGTTTCCCTGCTCGTCACACTCTTTCACACTGCATACATCATCAAAACGAGCTTCTTTTAGTTCCTCTAATTCCTTTTTGAATTTTGGATTTCCTGTAAACACGTCCCACATATACTCTAGTAGCCATGTTTTATCTTCTTCATTGTTTCTTGCCTGCTTCCAGATATATTCTATTGCATCTTCTTCTGGGATTACTGTCCCATATTCGTTTGCATATCCTGTCACAATCATGACTACTCACACTCCTTTGCTTCTTTAAGAATCTCTTCTACGTCAAATTCCTTTTCCTGTGGCTCTTCTTCCTGCATTTTTTCTTCTAACATGTTAATCAGTAATCTAGTGGTTGCCATGCACATCACATTTTCCATAAATACCAGTGGTTCTGAGTTGTTAGAAAATCTATCATTTAAAACCGAACCCGAAACAGTAGCTAATTCATCTTTACTGTACGTCCAACAATCTCCGCAAAAGATGTTTCTAATTACTTTTTCATAGTAGTCTGTCAACACTGTTGCTACCTTTTTGTCAGCTTCTGCGTTTTTTTCCTCTGTTACATTCTCTTGTCGTGTGTTGTTGATTCCATCAACGATAATATTTTTAACCGCATCCTTAAACTCTTTTTTTGTAATAATCATTGTCACATTCTCCTTTTCCTGCTATACTGTTGTTATGCATTTTTTGTTAAGCACTTTAGACCTGCACGTCTGGGTGCTTTTTTTATTTCCATCCTTTACGCTCCATTTCGATTTCTGCCAGACCTGCGATTGTACAGACCGCCATAAATACAAACGGTGTTATTCCCAGACCTGTTAAAACAAGTCCCAAAACCATAATCATTGTTCCTGCTCTCACATCATTTCTCCTCTCAATGCTCTGTTTTCTTCTCTTTGTTTCCTTACTCTCCATTTCTCAAACAACTCAGTATCAAAGAAGATTGGGGAATTTTTCTTAGCACCTTTTTGTGCAAAGTCCTGTCCTCTTTCTCGATAGGCTTCATCAAGGAATGATCTCGGGAATCCCATCTTGACGAGTTCTGACATTCTCATGATTGGCTTATCGTATTCCATGTTTACCTCACTTTCTCCGCTTCTTCCTGCGGTAGTATCCTCTTTTCTTCATTCCTGCCTGTCTGAACGCCACTTTCTTGTATTTGCCGTTCTTCTTAGCTTTAATTCTTTGTCCCATTCTTTAAGTCTCCATCAATATCGGTGTGATAGTTGTTAACTCCGCTTCCGTCCTGCTGAACGTATTCATATGAGTTAAACACATATATCCACACTGTATTTGTCGTAACCAATGCAATGAATGTAATTAACCAGATTGCAAACCATCTTTTTGCTGTCCGTTTACTTTGCTCAATTACCTCTGTTGCAAAGTATTCTTCTAAGTCTTTCCACTGCTTTGTTTTATCTTCCATTCCGCACCTCTTTCTTGCGGTGTTAAAAAAATTGTGTTATAATTTCCTTACCGCTAAGCTATGGTTAGTGGTTACATTCGCCCTGTGTGGTAGTTTCAGTACCGCATGGGGCATTTTTATTTCTTTCGTGATTCTCTTCTCTTTTTACTTCTGTAGTTGTCGATTAATACAGCTGTGATTTCAAGTGCAATTACTCCTACAGCTCCTACAAATATTCCTAATTGAAATGGTGGAATATACATTTCTGTACTCCTTTCTGTGTTATAATCTCCTTAGGAGGTATACTATGTCTAAAAATCCTTTACCGCATCTTGATAAACCAGATGAAGAAACCATTGATAAAATGAAATCTTCTGACTATTCCAAAAATCAAAAGGTTCAAGATGAAATTTTAAAATTTTTAGAAAATGATAAACAGCTTATCAAAGCAATTCGTAAAGAATGGTTATGGACTAAAGGTATGGTCCTTATCAATACTGCTTTAGCTTTTATTTCTGTTGTCATTGCTTTTATTTCGCTATTAGTAGATATACATAAATAACAAGCATTACTATCATCAAAATCAATGTAGCAAGCTTTATGAAGAAGAGAGTTCTTAAAAACATTAAGTCTCTCTTTTTTTGTTTTCTCGTTCTGCCGTAATTTAGGTAGTAGAACAAATCATCAAAATTCATATACACCCTCTTTTCTGCTATCTTCTAAGCTTCATAGCTCTTATCGTCAGTCTATTTAAGTAGCAATCTCACAATCGTAAGTACCAATGCTGTACAAGAAAGCACAAAAGATATTCTTGTAATCAATGGGTACTCTGACCATGCTCTCATTTTTTTATGAGAATATCTTTTCTTCACTACTCACTCTCCTCTAAAAAATAATCTACTGTCACACCAAAGTAATCAGCTAATGCCTTTAACTTTTTGATGCCCGGTTTACTTCTTCCTGTTTTCCAATCCGTAAACGTAGACCTTACAATTCCTGTATCTTCTGACACTCTGTAATCTGTCAGATTCCTTTTGTCCCTTAACGCACAATATTTTTTATACATATTTACTCCTTTCCGAACGTTTCTATTGATTTTAGTTCGGAAATCAGTTATAATATGAAATGTAAAGAAAAATCATAACAAGAACTTACCAATGGCTGTTCTTTTTTCCGAACTTATGGTTATATTATAATTCGGATTCTAGAACTTGTCAATAGTTTTTGTACGGATTTTGGAACTTTTTTTAAAAAGGCGGTGCTCTATGTACGAAATTTATCAAAAACTGCGTGACGAAAGAGGTCTGAAAGATTCTGATGTAGCAAGAGAAGCTAGCGTTTCTAAGTCAACTTTTTCTGATTGGAAAGTTGGTAGAAGTAAACCGGGCATCAAAAAGTTACAGAAGATTGCCGATTTTTTCGGTGTAACAGTTGATTACCTCATGACAGGAAAGGAGGAGGATAAAAAAGAAAAAGATAACCGTGTAATAGACATCAAAGATGAACTAGAGAGAATGAGAGATTTACTTAAAAACAGGACTAGACACCCTATCTACTACGATGGGGAAAAACTTGATGATGAATCTCTTGACGCAATATTAGCTCAATATGAAATGTCACTTATATATCTTAAACAGAAAAATAAGTGAAGAAAGGATATGAATGTATGAATCATAATCAAATTAAATCTATTGTATACAATTTGATTAAAAAATACGAAACCAGAAACCCTGTTAGGCTTGCAAAAGAATTAGACATAATCATCCAGATCGGGGACTTAAAAAAAATATCTGGTTGCTATTTAAAGATTCACGAAAGAGATTTTATTTACATAAACGAAAAATTATTAGACAACGAAAAAAAGTATCATGAAGTTTTAGCTCATGAGTTAGGTCATGCAGTCCTGCACAAAGAAGATTTTTATTTTTTCTCATTCGGCAAGAACTGTTATGAGAACTCTATCGAACAAGAAGCACAGACATTTGCTTCTGAACTTTTGATACCAGACGAAGTGATACTTGAGTACAAAGATTATACAAAAGAGCAACTTGCAATGCTGACAGGATACACCCCTCAGCTAATTGCATTCAAACAGCTCTAATGTTTTTCTTTTTTTGTTTTATTTTTTTCTTTTTAATTGCTGACATGGGGCTGCTACAAAAGTTCTTGTTCATTTCCTTTTGACACAGCCCCATGTTATAAAGTAAAGCCTGACGGCTTAGTTATTTATTGATCTTACCCCACGTGTCTTTTAAACCCACTGTACGGTTGAATATCAGTTTTTCCGGAGTTGAATCTTTGTCAATGTTGAAGTAACCGATTCGTTGGAACTGCAAATAGGAGAGTGGAGGCAGGGTTGCTGCAAACTTCTCTATGTAGCAGTTCGGAAGAACTTTCAGTGAATCGGGGTTGATAATATCTTTCATTGCTTCCAATGCATCACAGTTTTTGGCCTCGCGGATAGCAGCCAGTTCGTCGCGCGGGTTTTCTACTTTCCACAGACGGTCGTACAGACGTACTTCCGCTTGCATACAGTGGTTGCAGCTTACCCAGTGAAGTGTTCCTTTCACCTTACGGTTGGCATCCGGCATACCGCTACGGGTATTTGCATCGTATTCACAATAAA